TTCCACTACCACCGATATTTCGGCATTTGTTTTGCTCTTTGAGCCCACGGAGGAAGATCCACGCTGGCATGTGCTGCCGTTCTTCTTTCTGCCGAAAGACAACATCGCATCCCGCTGCAGGCGCGACCGGGTGCCATACGACGTTTGGGCGCGCCAGGGCCTCTTCCATCTCACGGAGGGAACCGTCATTGACTATCGCTTCATCCGCTCTTTGATCCTCGAGCTGCGCGATGAGTTCGACATCGCCAACATATCCTTTGATCGCTGGAACTCGACGGACATCGTCACCAATCTCACCGACGACGGCTTTGAAATGGTGAGAGTCGGTCAGGGCTTCGCCAGCATGTTCGCTCCAACCAAGCGTCTCTTGGAGCTGGTGCTTACCGGTGAGCTGGCGCATGACGGGAACCCGGTCCTGCGTTGGATGGCTTCGAACGTGATCGTGCAACAGGATCCTGCTGGCAACGTCAAGCCGGATAAAGGAAAGAGCCGGGAAAAAATCGACGGCATTGTCGCTCTCATCATGGCCATCACTGGCGTCATGGGCGCTAACGATTCAACGCCTGGCGTTTTCTTCGCCTGAGCAAAGGACGATATGGGACTGCTCCGCACGATTTCACGGGTGACTGCTCTTCTTGCCGAGCAGCGCGACAATCCTCTTGAAAACCCGGCCGTGCCACTCTCCAGCCCGGCGCTTTGGCAGTGGCTTACGGGCGGCGAGCCAACTGCTTCTGGTGAGAGCGTCAACGAGCAGACAGCTCTCCAGATCTCCACCGTCTATGTCTGTGTCACATTTATCGCGCAGGCAATTGCCTCGCTTCCCCTTGAAATCTGGGAGATGATTGCTGGCGGCCGGGAAAAGGCGATTGACCGCTCCGACTACTACCTGCTGGCCACCGAGCCGAATCCAGAGATGTCGGCCTTCACCTTCAAAGAGAATCAGACTGGTTGCCTGGCTCTCACTGGCAACTGCTACGCCCAGGTGGAGCGGAATGGAATCGGCCAGGCGATCGCGTTATGGCCCCTGCACCCACACAAGACGAAGCCGATCCGCCTGCCGAACAATAAGCTCGCCTACCAGACCTCCGATGGCATGCCGCTCGGCCAGACGCGCATTATCCAGCCCGAGGATATGCTGCATGTGCCGCTGTTCTCGCTGGATGGAATTCTGGGCTTGTCGCCAGTTGGACTTATGCGCCAGTCGCTTGGCCTGGCCAAAGCAACTGAAAAGTTTGGCGCTCGCTTCTTTGGCAACGGCTCGCGCCCAGGGGGCGTGCTCCTCAACAAGGGGCCGAAGCCAGCGCCGGCGGCTCGCCAGGAGATGGTCGAGTCGTGGAACCGGGAACAGGGGGGCACAAATCAGGGAAAAACGGCCTTCCTTTTTGGCGGTGAATGGGATTACAAGCAGATCGGCCTCAGCCCCGAGGATTCGCAGTTTCTGGCCACGCGGCAATTCCAGCGCGCTGAGATCGCCGCCATGTACCATTTGCCACCCCACTACGCCGGCGACACATCGCGGCTCAGCGGCAACAACGCCGAGCAGCAAAATCTCCAAGTGGTCACCGATACCCTGCGACCTTATCTGAGCCGCATTGAAAACGAGTATGTGCGCAAGCTCATGCCGAGGCAGGGCCGCAAGGCCAATAAGTATTTCATCAGCTTCGATGTTAGCGAGCGGATGCGCGGCGACTTCAAAACACAGCAAGAAGGATTTGCGGCCGGCGTCCAGTGGGGTTGGTTCTCGCCCAACGATGTGCGCAAAAAAATCGGCGAGAACCCAGGGCCGCCGGAACTCGATGTCTATCGCGTGCCCGTTAACATGCAGAGCGCGAAGACACTGCTCAGCACTGAATCAATTCAAGACCAGCCGTTGCTTGGCGCGCCGCCCGCGGCGCCAGCGCTCACGTCGGGCGCTCCGGATCCAGATGGAATCGATGCCGGAGAAGATGCTCCTGGGCCCACCCCGGCGGAACGCAAACTGCTCGGTGTCTATGCTTCCTCTTTCGCCGGTCTTTATTCACGGGCGTTTCGGCGTCTTTGCGCCAGAAATAAGCGGGATTCTGCCGCCTTCGGCGGAACGATTCAGCCCATTCTCCGCCGTATCGCGGACCTTGCCCTCGAGATGAACGGCGCGCCGGCGGACTGCCGTGAGGAGATTGCGGAACGCCTTGTCGCAGAAGTTCTCAAGGGCATGGAAAAGCGGGCTGCCAAGTGGCCTGAGACTATCGCCTTGACCGAAATGGACGCCTGGGCCGGCCCTGAATTTCTGAAGGCCGTACGGACCATCCACACCAACGCATCACGGGAGCTGGGTGCGGCGCGCGCCGCACGGGAGGTACAGAGTGAGTAAGCCACAGATTGAACATCGCACCTGGCGCAACCTCGAATTCCGCGTCTCGGCCGGCAATGAGCCCGCGAAGATCTCCGGCTATGGCGCCGTGTTCGATTCGCCCAGTGAGGATATGGGCTACTTTGAGGAGCTGCGCGAGGAGATCGATCCCAGAGCTTTCGACGGCGTGATGGCGTCGAATCCCGACGTACGCGGGCTTTTCAATCACGACTCGAATCTGGTGCTCGGCCGCACAACGGCCGGCACTATGCGTCTCAGTGTGGACGCCCGCGGGCTGTCCTATGAGATCGATCCGCCAGACACGCAATTCGCCCGCGACTTGATGGTCTCGATGCGCCGCAAGGACATCACAGGATCGAGCTTCGCTTTCGTCGTCAAACGCGATCAGTGGACCGATAACCCGGACGGGTCGATCACGCGACGGATCATCGAGTTCGATCAGCTCCTCGACGTCTCTCCAGTCACGTATCCGGCCTATCCTGCGGCCAACGCGCAGGCGCGCACCGAGCGCCGCTCGATGTTGGCCTCCGCGCCCGCGGAGATCCGCAAGCGGTTCGCCACGCGCGGCAATGGCGACGCCAAGCCGAACCCCGATACTGGCTGCGCTTGCTCTTGCGACTCTTGCGCGATCGACGGCGACTGCGCCAGCTGCACGCACGAGGAGTGCGACTCGCAGGGTGAAGGATGCGCCGGATGTCCGATGGATCTGGACGCGGAGAGCGGAGAGAATTCGCGGTCAGGCGGTCGGGCGCAACATCGCCGCATGACGCACACCAAGTCGGTTGATGGCGAGAATCTGACCGCCGACTGTTTCATCATCGCTGGCGATCCGGAAAAGACCGATACCTGGGAGCTTCCCTGGAAGTTCTCGACGGAGGAAAAAACCAAGAGCCATCTTCGCGACGCGCTCGCCCGCTTCGATCAGATGAAGGGTGTTTCCGCGGCCGAGAAAAAGGCTGCCTGGACCAAGCTTGTCGATCTTTGCAAACAGCACGGCATCGATGTCTCTGAGGGCGACAAGGAGGCCGACGAAAACAGGCGTTTGGCTCTTCGCGTCGCCCTCGTTATTCAATAAGTTTCCATCTTCGCGCATTCCACCTGCCGCTTGTCGGCTGCCTTCAATGGCGCGGGCCGGGCTGCGCTGCCGTGAAGCCGCCGCCTGGTGCGTCCGCTGTCCGGTGCGGTGCGTAGTAAAAATTCAAATCCGAGAGGAAAAGTTATGACAGCCAAAGAAATCCGCGCCCAGCGCGCCAAGCTGCTGCTCGATGCGCAGGCAATCATGAGCGGCGAAAACGTCACGGCAGAGCAGCGTACCAATGTGGACAAGATGCTCGCCGACGCGAATATTCTGCTCGCCGATGCCCAGCGCATGGAGCAGATCGATTCGCTCACCGAGCAGCGCAGCCAGCACAGCATCCCCCGCGGCCAGCCTGGCGCCGGAGAAAACGAGCCTCAGGTGGACACCCGGGGCTGGCAGGAGCGCCGCGCCGCCACCAACAGGGCTCTGCGCGCCATGTTCAGCACCACGGACGCCGCGGTCTTCGCCGAGGCGCGCAACCGTGCCCTTGAAACCCGCGATCTGACGGTCAGTACCAACGGCGGCGTCATGATCCCCGTGGGCGTCACCGATCCGAGAGAAGCTCTCCAGTCCTACGGTTCGGTGTACGACATCGTCGGGAAGCTGAAGACTGTCACGGGCGAAGCGATCAAGGTGCCGTATCTGAACGATACGCAAAACCTGTTCGTTCTCAACTCCGCCGGTATCACTACCACTGATCCGGCCACTGGCGGGATCACCTGCAATATCGATGACATCCGCATGAACCCCATCCTGATCGAGTATTCGCTCATCCAGGACGTGGGATTCGATCTGGTGGGTTACATCGAGAAGATCACGCAAACGCGTTATTTGCGCACCGCTTCGAAATGGCTCACGTTGGGCAACACGTCCAATGTTGCCGCCCTGACGGGCTACAACGCCGGAGTCACCGCCAACACCACGCTCGTCACCAAGTATGTCGACTTCACGGCGCTTCTGGCCGCGCTTGATCCGGCATACGCCATTGGCGCCTGCTTTGTCATGTCCAACGCCACCCTGGCCACCCAGGTGCTCAACATCACCGACATCAATGGGCGCCCCATCTTTCTTCCGTTCAATGACGGCGGAATCTCCGGCTTCGCGGGCACACTCTTCGGTTACCCCGTCAAGATCAATCCCTACCAGCCGAGCATTGGCGTGGGCAACATCTACATCCAGTTCGGTAACTTCGAGGCCGGCTATACCTTCCGCGAAGTTACCACTCCGGATGCCGCCGCGCCCAGCCGCGTCCCCGGCCAGGGCACCATCATGCTCCGGCGTCTCGACGAGAGGTACGCCGAACTGAACAAGGTCGGTTTTGTGGCGTTTGCCCGTGTCGGCGGCGTGCTCACCAACCCCGGGAGCGTCTCCGAGAGCCCCGCTCCGGTCGTCGCGCTCGTCGGCAAGTAACCCAAAGGCAGAGATTCTGGATCGGAGATCGGGGCTTCGTCCGCCCTGATTTCCGATCCAGAAACGCCACTCTTCAGGCTTCAAACCGGTCCAACGGAGGAAACAATGATCAGCGTGCTTGCTAACCCGTCCCTGATGGGGGTCGCGGCAGAGATGCCGCCCTTCGGATCTCCGGGACGCACCTATTACGCCACGGACACTGAAACGCTCTACACCGATACCGGCTCCGAGTGGCAGGTTACGACCTACACCGCTGGTGTCAGCGTTGCGCTTACCGTCCCTGCGCGTCAGACTGTCGCCGGCTCCCCGCTCACCAACGAGGGAACTCTTGCCATCTCAGACAATGCGCAGGCCGAAAACGAGGTTTTCGCGGGACCGGCATCGGGCGCGAACGCCGCTCCCACTTTCCGGGCGCTGGTCACCGCGGACCTGCCCGCGCCGGTGCTGCCCGCAACTTCCGGCATGCCAATTGACACTCCCGCCGCGAGAACCGTCCGCTTTGACGTCGCCACGGGCGAACTCTGGGTCTACACCGGAACGGCCTGGAAGGGTGTTGCGCTCGCGCTCACGAGCTAGGTTCATCACAGTCCTCAATTTCGGGGCCGGTTCGCGCCGGCCCTTGCTTTGCGACCACGACACCTGGTCATGGCCTGATCTCTAAACGCTGATCTCTGTTTCGCGGAGCGAAACCTATGCCGTTAAGCTACAAAGAAACGAGCCAGCCGTTCGCCGAGCCGCTGACTTTGTCACAGGCTAAGGCTCAGTGCGTCGTCGATTCTGGAAACTCGACGGACGATGCTCTGATCGCGGCGCTCATCGCGGCCGCGCGGCACTATGTCGAGAAGCACATGAATCGCGCCATCTTCAATCGGTCCATGCAGCTCTTTCTCGATTTCTTTCCCTTTCCGGTCTACGACGGGACCGTCAATCCCAACGATCGGCATTGCCTCTATGGGTATTTTTGGCATGCCCTGGCGATTAGGCTACCCAAGCCGCGCTGCCTCAGCGTGGAGAGCATTCAGTACATCAACCTTAGCGGCGCGTGGGTGACGCTCGATCCTGCCACCTACTTTCTCGACGTCAACTCCGA